GGGGTCTACTCATAAAACTCAACCCTCCCGGAACGAGGCGCACGACGGGTTACCACGGGCCGAACATGCCCTAAGTAAGGCTCCTCTGCAGGTTGGGCCTGCACCAAACTACCCTTCGCAATTTTTTTCCTATGGCTTCAACCATGAACACATTTTCCAAGCACATCACAAGCGGACCTTTAATTATCACCCGCTATTTAGGCCCTACTGATCACCGGGGAAGTCGTATTAAAGCAACACATAAGCGAGATTCTGAAACAACTGAACAAATAACGATTAGTTGGGACTATAACCTAGATTCACAAGCCAACCATCAGGCAGCGGCGAAGCAATTATTGAGTCAATGGGGATATAACAACAATCTGAGGATTGTTGCTTGTGGATGGGACCACGACTCCTACTATTGGCTAACCAGTTCCGCCAAGGAGTTAAGCTAATGAGCTCAGTTTCTTGGGAACTAACTGACACTTTCTGTGGCCAAGCAAATTATGCATGGGTCAGACGAGGGACTACACAGCTAAAGAATAATGCAAGCAGGCTTGCTATTATGCGAGCAGTTAAAAGAGATTTAGGTCTTAGTGGTGTACGATGTAAGGTGGCTGATTATGGCAACATGATGGAATTGAAGCCTCACGGTGCCTGTATTGTAGCCTTCATAGACTTTGCTTAAGCACAACTTTGACTAAGTTAATCAACTGGGCCCTCGGGCCCAGTTTTTTTTTGCCAACAACCAGGCAGCAAACCAGCAGCAAACCAGCAGCAAGCCAGCAGCAAACCAGTAGCAAGCCAGCAGCGAACCAGCAGCAAACAAGGCAGCAAGCCAGCAGCGAACCAGCAGCAAGCCAGCCAATAAGTGACTACAACTAGGCAGCTACTAAGTGACTACAACTGAGCAGTCATTAAGTGTCAACAACTGAGCAGCCACTAAGTGTCAACAACTGAGCAGCCACTAAGTGTCAACAACTAGGCAGCCACTAAGTGTCAACAACTAGGCAGCCACTAAGTGACAACAACTAGGCAGCTACTAAGTGACTACAACTGAGCAGCCATTAAGTGTCAACAACTGAGCAGCCACTAAGTGACTACAACTGAGCAGCCACTAAGTGACTACAACTAGGCAGCCACTAAGTGACAACAACTGAGCAGCCACTAAGTGACTACAACTGAGCAGCCACTAAGTGTCAACAACTAGGCAGCCATTAAGTGTCAACAACTGAGCAGCCACTAAGTGACGCAAACCGTAGGTTCTTTATTTTATATCGTTTTCGGGTAATTTCGAACCCCATTTATTCGCTAGCGTAAATTTTTTGTTGGTCTTATTCTGAGATTTAAACAAGACAGAAAAACCCCAAAAATCAAAAATCAATCATTATATACACAAAAATGCTTAATAGGGTTAGTATTGCCTTAGCAGTTTGCTATTGCTTCTTACATGGAGTTAGCTGGGTTTATTAGTACGCAAGAACTTGCGCAAAAACTTGGCATTTCGTCGCCACGTATTAGCCAGTTAAAAAATCAAGGCAGATTTGACGGTTGCTTCATACAAAGCAAAGGAAAACTATTGTGGGATCCAGAGCTATCAGTTAAGGTTTATAAAGATGGCAATCCAGAGAGCCCTACCCGTACGAAGACTGAAGATATTGAATATCCAACTTTTAATGAAAGCCGAGCTAAATCAGAGCATTTTAGAGCTGAATTGGCTAGGCTAGACCTTGAGACAAAGGAAGAGCAATTAGTTGAAACATCTCGTGTTCAAAGGGAGGCGTTTACAACTGCACGAGCGGTAAGGGATGCATTAGGTAATATTCCCGATAGGGTAAGCAACCAATTGGCGGCTGAATCTGACCCATTAATTATTCACAAAACATTAACTGATGAAATTCGAAAAGCATTGGAGATATTAACAAATGCGTGATGGGGCATCAATTTACCGTGCTGCATTCTTAGATGGGTTGAAACCTGATGCTGATTTAACAGTTAGCCAATGGGCCGATAAGTATCGAATACTTAGCAGCAAGGCAAGTGCAGAAGCGGGGCCATGGAGAACGGATCGAACGCCATATTTACGAGAAATTATGGATGCGATGTCTGCTAGCTCAGCAGTGCAAAAAGTAATATTTATGGCAGGCGCCCAATTAGGTAAGACGGAATCAATTAATAATGTGGTGGGCTACATGATTTCTCATGCACCAGGGCCAGCGTTATTTGTGCAACCAACAATCGAGATGGCGAAAAGATTAAGCAAACAAAGGTTGGAATCACTTATCAGTGAAACGCCATGTTTAGCAGCGAGGATTGCACCAGCTCGTAGTAGGGATAGTGGCAATACGATGTTTAGCAAAGAATTTCCTGGCGGTATTTTGCTATTAACTGGCGCGAATAGTGCAACAGGCTTAAGATCAGCACCTTGCCGCTGGGTATTGCTTGATGAGGTAGATGCATTCCCTAGTGATGTTGATGGAGAAGGCGATCCATGCGCTTTAGCGGAAAGGAGGGCATCAACTTTTAGTAGAAGAAAGATAATTTTAACTTCAACGCCAACAGTAAAAGATATGAGTCGCATTGAGGCTGAGTATTTAGCATCAGACCAACGCAAGTATTTTGTGCCGTGCCCGTATTGTGATCATATGCAACATTTGGAGTGGAAAAATCTGCAATGGCGTGATGGCAACCCTGATACTGCTGCTTATGTATGTGAAAAATGTGGTATACATATTGAAGAGCATTATAAAAGCGAGATGTTACGTAAAGGTGAATGGCGTGCGTTATCTAAAAGTGAAGACAGTAGAACAGTAGGATTTCATTTGTCTTCTTTGTACTCACCAGTAGGCTGGAAAAGTTGGAAGGAAATTGTAAGTGAATTTTTACGTGCAAAAAATGATGCGCCATTATTAAAGACGTTTGTCAATACGGTATTGGCTGAAACTTGGGAGGAGGAGACAGGAGCAAAATTGGGTGCTGATGGATTGGCTGAACGGGCTGAGTTTTACCCTGCTGGGGAAGTACCAGATAGCGCGACGATTTTGACTGCTGGTGTTGACGTACAAGATAACCGGGTGGCTATCGGGTTGTACGCATGGGGCACTGGAGAAGAATGCTGGTTGATAAGCCACTGCGAGGTGTATGGCGATCCAGCCGGACAAAAATTGTGGGATCAAATTGATGACATTGTGTTACGTGATTACCCTCATGCTTCTGGTAGTCGGATAAAAGTTTCCGCTATTGGTGTTGACTCTGGCGGTCACTATACAAGTGAGGTGTATGCGTATGCCAGAAGCCGCAAGGGCCGAGGAGTTTTTGCATTAAAGGGGTCGTCGATTAGCAACAAACCACCAATTAGCAAGCCCTCTAAGGTTGATATTAACTATAAAGGGCAAATCTTAAAAAATTCAGCAGAAGTTTTCCCATGTGGTACCGATACTATTAAATCAACCTTGTTTGGAAGGATGAAGCATAATGAGGTTGGGGCAGGATTTATTCATTTTCATGCAGAGGCGGGGCAAGAATATTTCAAGCAATTGACAGCAGAAAAGCAAATGGTTCGTTACGTAAAAGGATTTGCTGTCCGCGAATGGAAAAAGAAAGCAGGTGATCGCAACGAGGCTTTGGATTGTTTTGTTTATAGTTATGCAGCGTTGCATTATCTTTATATGAGGTTTAATCGAAATACAGTATTCAAGCAATTTGAACGTGTCTTGCAGATTAAGGAGCCAACAACACAAAATGCTGTAGAATCTGGGTATAGACCGCCGCAACGTAGAATGGTACGGCAATCCTCTTCGTTCGTGACAAGCTGGTGAGTATTCTTGTTCCTAGTATTATTTACACAGGCGATACGTTCGCTTTTGATGTACCTGCATTTAAGGATGCAATTGGTACAAATATTGATAGCGCAACTTATACGTTGACATGGTATGCAAGGACAAATGTAAATAGTGAGGCAGCAACTGTTGTTGGGACGGCAGAAGGAAGTGGGTGGCGAGTAATTGTGCCAGCGGCTACAACTAATGGCTTTTCTGTAGGAGTTTGGACATGGCAAGCGATAGCAACGTATAGCACCTTTCAATACACAGCAGGTCGCGGGCAATTTACGGTTAAGGCATCAGCCAAATATGCAGGAACCCCTAGCGCTTTTGATGATCGCAGTCGCGCTGAGATTGATTTGTCTCATGTTGAGACTGCGATCCAAACCTTGGCGCAAGGCGGAATGGTGCAGGAGTATCAGATTGGCGGACGTACGTTAAAGCGATATAAAATGGAAGAACTATTGCAATTGCGCGATAGTTTAAAAAATGAGATTGCGATGGAACGTAAAGCTGAAAAAATTAGACAAGGACTTGGTAATCCAGGGTTGGCAAAAGTGAGGTTTGTGTAATGGCATTTTTAGGATTTGGCAGAACAAATGCTTTAAAAAATCAATTACAAGAAGCACGTAAAAAGAATGCGCTTTTAAAGCGTGCTTATGCTGCAGCACAAAATAATAGATTGACATCGGATTGGATCAGCCAAGCAACATCTGCTGACAGTGAAATTCGCGGTGGAATTAGGGTTGTTCGCAATCGCGCTAGGCAATTGGTGCGTGATTCTGATTTTGCTAAATCAGCTTTACGTGCTGTTCGTAATAACGTGGTTGGCACTGGTATTAAGATGCAAGCGCAAGTGCGAATGCAACGTGGCGGTCGTTTAGCTGAAGATATAAATAGCAAAATTGAACAAGAGTGGGAATATTGGATCTGCGCAAAAAAATGTAATACTGCTGGTAAATTAAGTTGGTATGACATTCAAAAATTATCAATCACATCTATGCTGGAATCTGGAGAAGTATTTATTAGATTAGTGAAACAACCATTTGGTGGCAGCAAGGTGCCATTAGGGCTTGAAATAATTGAATCAGATTTACTCGATGATGATTACAGCGGTATTGAAAAGAATGGTAATGAAGTGCGGATGGGAGTTGAGATAGATAAATGGGGTAGACCAGTTGCCTATCATTTTTTTGATTATCATCCTGGCGATTACTTATTTAGCTATGCGCAAAAAGCGGCTAAGAGGCGAGTACGCATCCCAGCTGAGGACATATTGCATTTGTATTTAATTGAACGTCCTGGGCAAACAAGAGGCATTAGTGCATTCGCCACAGCGATTGTAAGATTGCGTAATTTGAGTGGATATGAAGAATCAGAAATTGTGGCTGCAAGAGCCAGTAGTAGCATGATGGGCTTTGTTAAAACGCCAGATCAAGAATTATTTGAGGATGGTACTTATGAAAATGAATCAGTGCTTGATTTTTCTCCAGGCAGTATTCGCCGCTTAGCTCCAGGAGAGGAGATGCAATTTTTCACACCTAACCGACCAGATGATTCTTTTACGCCATTTGTACAACAGATGCTTCGTGCTGTAGCAGCAGGTATTGGATGTTCATATACACAGGTATCTAGCGATTTTTCGCAAAGCAATTACAGCTCGTCTCGCCTTGAGTTGCTTGAGACTAGAGCGCATTATAAGGCATTGCAGCAATATTTAATTGAATCTCTATGCGAAATGGTTTATGAAAAATGGATGGATATGGCTGTAATGTCTGGTGTATTGGAACTGCCTGGATTTGATACCAACCCTGAACGTTATTACTCCAATAAATGGATAGCACCTGCTGCTCAATTTGTTGATCCACAAAAAGAAGCTGCAGCATATAAGGATCTGATTCGCAGTGGTATTATGACACTATCTCAAGTGATAGCATTACATGGAGGTGATTTTGAGGATCAAATGCGTCAACGTCAGCATGAATTGGCCATAGCTGATGAATTGGGGATTGTGCTTGATACTGATCCATCGCAAGTATCTAGCAATGGCACATCGCAACCAACACCTTCACCATTAATTGAAGACCCTGAAAAACAAGACGAAGAACTTCAGGAAGGGGAAGGTTGATGGCAAAAATTGGTGAAAAAACAATTGATTTAACTCCTACCGAGGGTATGAGAATAGAAGCTCAACGATATCGGGATTGGAAAGCGGAAGGGCAACCTGGAGGAACAGAGGTGGCCGCAGCAAGAGCAAGTCAGATTTTATCTGGCGATGAACTAAGCCCTAATGTAGTTATAGAAATGAATGCATGGTTTGCTAGACATGAAGTTGACAAACAAGGGGAAGGATTCAAACCTGGGACTAATGGTTATCCATCGCCGGGCAGGGTAGCATGGGCGGCATGGGGAGGTGACTCCGGCCAATCATGGAGCAACATGAAATCAACCGCTATCAAAAACGCACAGGATCGTTTAATGGATGACACAAATCGAGAAACACAACACCGCGCAGAGCCTGGCTCATTAAAAGTTGGTGATTTTGTTGAATGGGGTAGTAGCGGTGGTAGTGCTCGCGGCAAAATTATACGCATTTTGCGTGAAGGCACTTTAGAGATCCCTGATTCTTCTTTTAGCATTGAAGCAACAGAAGAAGACCCTGCGGCTTTAATTCGTATCTATCGTAAGATTGAAGATGGTTATGCAGAAACTGACCGGTTGGTAGGCCATAAATTCTCAACACTGACAAAAATTGCAGCATTAAGATTTTTTGATGGTCATATTATTAAGCGTTCTGCTAATACAGATTTTAAAGTAGATAGCGAAGATGACCGTACACTTGAATTTCCATTTGCCAGCGAAACGCCAATTGAACGTTACTACGGCATGGAAGTGTTGACTATGGACGAAAAATCTATGGATTTGTCGCGCCTTAACAATGGTGCACCATTGCTATATCAGCATGATGCAGATCGAATCATTGGTGTTGTACAAAAGGCATTTATAAAAAATAAAAGAGCTTATGCCAAGGTTAAACTTGCCAATAATGCCTTGGGACGTGAGATGCAAGACCTTATCAAAGACGGAATTATACGTAATGTAAGTTTTGGGTATAAAATTAATGAGATGGAAACCGATGAGTCAACCACACCGGTTACTTATCGTGCTACTAAATTTGAACCTCTCGAAGTTAGTCTAGTAACGGTTCCTGCTGACTTTTCAGTTGGCTTGGGCCGTGCCTTCTATCATAAAGAGGTAACAAAAACGGCCTCAGCCGTTCAAAATCAACCTAATGGAGTTACAACTGTGGATCAAACCCTCAACCTAGAGGCTGTCCGCGCTGAGGCCACTCAGGCCAAAGCAAAGGAAGCTGCTGAGATGATTGCTCTTGGCCAACGCACCAAGAACATTGAGATGGCTTCGGAATTTATTGCTAATTCTCGCAGCTTAGAAGAGCTTCGTTCTGCCCTTTTAGAAAAAATGGGCGTTCAAGAAAAACCATTAAATACTGCTGATGCAGAGATTGGTTTAAACGAAAAAGAGAAGCGCAATTTCTCTTTTATTCGCGCTATCAATGCTATGGCTCACCCCAATAGCATCGAAGCACAAAAAGCTGCTGCTTTTGAAATTGAAGTTAGCCGTGCTGCACAAAAGCAATCCGGCAAAGAAGCTCGCGGTATGTTGATTCCTGCTGATGTTCTTGGTTACGGTCGCCGTGATCTGACAGTTGGCAGCGCATCAGCAGGCGGCGATTTAGTTGCAACTGAATTAATGAGCGAGAGCTTTATTGATTTGCTTCGTAAAGCTTTAGTTTTGCAAAGCGCAGGTGCAACAATTATGACTGGCCTACAAGGCATGGTTGCACTTCCACGTCAAAGCGGTGGAGCAACTGTTTATCACGTTGCCGAATCCAGCAACATTACCGAATCAGCCCTTACGGTTGATCAGGTAACGATGCAGCCACGTACAATTGGTGCCCTTACCGATTATTCACGTCGCCTATTACTGCAATCCAGCATTGATATTGAGAACTTGATTCGCCGTGATCTAGCTCAAAGCATTGCTATTGAAGTAGAAAACCAAGCCATCAATGGCACCGGCACTGCCTCATATCCCTTGGGGATTTTGAACGTAACTGGCATCAACACTGAATCTGGTGTTGCAGCATTCTCTGACTTTGTAAATGCTGAGGCATCACTCAGCACCGACAACGCATTGCTTGGCAGCCTTGGTTATTTAATGAATTCCGCCTTACGCGGTACTTTGAAGACTACCGAAAAAGCTGAAGGCACTAATGGTGTCTTTGTTTATGAAGCTGATAACACTATTAATGGTTATCCAGCTTATATATCCAACTCAATGCCAAATAGCACAGCAGTATTCGCTAACTTTAGCGACATCTTGATGGGCTTCTGGAGTGGGCTGGACATTATGGTTGATCCTTACACAGGCTCAGCTTCCGGCACGGTTCGTGTTGTTGCTATGCAGGATTATGACGTAGCCATCCGTCATCCTGAATCTATTTGCAAAATGTCTTGATAGCTGAGGAGTAGCAATGCGTATTCAAATGTTGCGAAACACCATTGTTGACCTACAACAGGTAAATATTGGTGATTTTGTTGAAACCAATCAAAAATCAGCTTTGCTCTTGATTGGCATAAAGAAAGCCATTGCTGCTCCTTTAGCCCAGGAAGTTATTATTAGCACTGACCCTATTCCATCCATCCCAAAACGGAGAAAACCCAATGATTCACAATCTAGGAAGCAAAACTTACCTAGCCAGCTTGTTACCGGCTGACTCTCGCACGGCTACAGCGTCAGGCACTGGCTTTGATTTGCAAGGATCAAATGATGCCGAAGGTGAAGCTGTAGCAATTCTTGATTGCAAGGCAGGTTCTGGCACCAGCCCAACAATGGACGTAAAACTCCAAGATTCGGCTGACAACTCTAGCTGGGCTGATATTTCTGGTGCTACTTTTACGCAAGTAACTAGCACTGCTTCACAGCAAAAGCTAACAATCAACACTAACGATGTTCGTCGTTATGTTCGTGCTGTTGGCACAATAGGTGGCACAAGTACACCTACGTTTATATATGCCGTCTCAATGCTTTATAGCAAGAAATACGGCAACTAATCCTGATGGCAATATCTGATACGCTGCCTTTTTTAAATACCAACGAGTTTGGCGTTACTTGTCAAATTGGTGCTGGTGCTAGTTTTGTTGGCGTATTAGATTCTCCGATGGATGTAATAGCTGGTGGTATGGCACTGTCTAGGGAGTATATGCTTTTAGCAAAAACTTCTGATGTCAGTGCCGCCGCCCGTGGTGTAAGTATTACGGTTGACGGTAGTTCTTATACTGTCCGTGAAAACCGCCCAATTGATGATGGCCTTTTTTCTGAATTATTATTAAGTAAGGTATAAAATGGCCGATACAAGACGTGAGTTAATTTTAAAAAGAATAAAAACAAATCTTGATCCTATTGCTGGAGCTACATGCTACCGCAGCCGGGTAGAGCCATTGGCTAGAGGAGAAGCGCCAGCAATTATTGTAGAACCTGTTTCAGACCAACCATCTGAAGCATTTTCCACGGTGTTGCAATGGACTTTACGTGTAAGAGTTACTGTGATTGTTCGAGCCACTACACCAGATGATAGTTCAGATGATTATTCGCAGCAGGTGCATAGCTTAATCATGGCTGACCCAACGGTTAATAACTATGCGCTTGATATAAATCCAGATCGTGTAGAATTTAGCTTGTTTGAAGCTGATGTACCTCTTGGTATAATAAGTATGGATTTTTTGGTATTATATCGTTCTGGCCGAATCAACCTTACCTCCGGGAGTTAAAATGACTGAGAAAACTGAACCGCTAAAACCTGTTCCCAATCCTGGGGTTGGAGGAACATATCTTTTTGACCCTAAGACAGGTAGCATTAGACTACTAGAAGAAACCACCTCTTTGGAAACACCTCAAAATGGCAAAGCTTTACCGGAAAAGGACAGTTCTAGTCAAGATTGAATCTACTTATGGTACTGACTCACTTCCAGTTGGAGCTGATGCGTGCCAAGTACGCAATCTTGAAATTTCACCTGTTGAATCTGAAGTATTAAGCCGCGATTTGGTGCGGACTTATTTAGGCTCATCGCCGCAGCTTGTTGCCAATACAAGGGTGCAAGTAACATTTGAGGTTGAGTATTCAGGTTCTGGCACTGCAGGAACTGCACCTCGTTATGGTTCTTTGCTAAAAGCTTGCGGTTTCAGTGAAACAGTTGTCGCAAGCACTAGCGTGACCTATGCACCAGTCTCTTCTAGCTTTAGCTCTGCAACAATTTACTACTCTACTGATGGTGTGCGTCATAAAGTAACAGGTTGCCGTGGCACGTTTAGCTTAAATCTAACTGCGAACCAAATTCCGGTGATTAATTTTACTATGACTGGTCAATATGTAGCACCAACTGATACTGCAGATCCTACACCAACCTTTACAAACCAAGCAACACCAAAAATCTTTAACGATACCAACACGACTGCATTTACATTATTTAGCGAAACTGACTTGCCTTTACAAAATTGTCAGCTTGATGTTGGCAATGAGATTGTCTATCGAGAATTAGTGAACAGCAGTAAAGAAGTAACACTTGTCAATCGTGCTGCCAGTGGCAGCTTGGTGATTGAGATGCCAACCCTAACAAGTCATGATTTTTTTGCTGATTCTGTTGCATCAACTACAGGTAACTTGTCAATTGTACATGGCACAACTGCTGGTAATATAATTACGCTTGCATCGGCTGCTAATGCTGTCAGTCTTGGCAACCCTACTTATTCAGAAGATAATGGTGTTGTGATGCTAAACTTGCCATATACCTTAGTGCCTAGCACTTCAGGTAATGATGAATTCACCCTTGCATACACTTAGACTCATGGCATTTGTTATCAAAAAAACCGCTTCCTATAAGTGGCCTGTTAAAGTTGAGACGCCATCTGATGGTGGCATATTTGAGAAGCAAACATTTGATGCTGTTTTCAAAAAACTAGGTCGCACAGCATTTAATGCTCTTATTGATAAAGGTGATGATGCATTTATTGATGGGATTCTTGAAGGCTGGGATGGAATTAAGGATGAAGATGGCAAGGATATTCCTTTTACAGAAAAAACAAAACAAGAATTATGTGATGATTCTTGGTTTGTAAAAGCAGTAATTAGAGCATATTCAGATAGTATTTTAGGGGAACCGGTAAAAAACTAAAAGATGCCGCGCTTTATTGGTGCGGTGCTGCAGATGCTGGGGAAGAAGAAACTGAGGATGATTTGCGGGCGTTAGGAATGATGCCTAATGATATTAAAGAAATAGAAAAGCGGAAACAATCTAAGACGTTTGAGGTATGGGAAGAAAATTGGGACATTGTTATGATGTTTCTTAGGATGGTTACACAATGGAATACAAGCTTTAGCGGCGTGACTGGGCTCAATTATTCAAGCCTAGAATGGTTGTGTAAGCTGTATGCAGTAAAGGATCCTGTGGCTATTTTTGAGGGAGTCCAAGTAATGGAACTAACAGCACTGTCCGCGTTAAACAGCAAAAACAAATGAGCACGATCACCTCTGAAATAAAACTTCGCATTAAAACTGAAGGTGATGCGGCATTGACGGGGTTAGGTGCAAAATTAACTAATCTAGCTAATCAAGCAACAGCATCAAGTGAAAAATTTAGAGGTCTTGCAGCTGAGTTAAGAAATGTACAATCTACTACAGTACAAAGCACAAATAATTTAAAAGCATATTCTGCTTCATGGCGTGAATTAGCTGGAAGTGTAGATATTGCAAGTAAAGAATTTAGAGAAGCTACAGCAGAAGCAGCAAAACTTGATGCTCAACTTGCAAAAATAGCAGAAGCAGCGAGACTTGATGCTCAACTTGCAAAAGTTGAAGGCCGAGGGGGGCGGGGTGGTCGTCTGGCTGGAGCAGCCCAAGCTGTAGGCACAATATCAGCTGCTTCAATATTTGGCGGCCCAGAAGGAGCTTTAGGTGCCAGTATTGGCTTCGGACTTGGCGGCCCTGCAGGCGCAATCATTGGTGCCGGTATTGGCGCACAGGTTGGTCAATTACGGCAAGCATTAGGAGCAACTGGTGAATACTCAGCAGAATTAACAAAATTGCAAATTGCATTATCTGGCGTTAGCGAAAATACAGCTGATTATGAAAAAAATCTCAAATCTGTTAATGAGCTTAGCAATCAATTTTTAATACCACTAAAAGACACAACTCAGCAATTTACAAAATTGCAAGCAAGCGTTATAGGCGCTGGCATGCAAAGTAAAGTAACAGAAACTGTATTTAAAGGCATAGCGTCTGCGACTCTTGCTACTGGCGGATCAATAGAAGATTTAAATAGTGCATTGAGAGCTACTGCCCAAGTATTTAGTAAAGGCAAAGTATCAGCAGAGGAATTAAGACAGCAAATCGGCGAAAGGTTACCAGGCGCATTTACAATTTTTGCGTCTTCTATAGGCAAAACTCCGCAAGAATTAGATAAAGCGTTAGAGCGAGGAGAAGTCACTTTAGAGGATTTTGTAAAATTTTCTGAAGAGTTATTTAAAAGATATGGTAAAACAGCAGAAATTATTTTGACCGCACCGCAAAATGCAGGTTTAAGATTAAGCCTTGAATTAGATAAGATAAATGTAATAATTGGCCGATTTACGCAACCAGTTGGTGCGGCATTTCAAACTTTAGGTGCAGATATTGTTAAAGGATTGGCCCCAGCCTTAGAATCCCTTGCTAATTTAATTGATGCGCCAAAACAATTAGCAAGTGAAAGGTTAAAACAAATTGAAAGGCAAATTCGTGAAAAAAATACAGAAATAATTAAATCACGCATGTCGCGAGAAGATCAAATTATTAAAGATTCTTTTTTATATAATCTTTTTAAAGGTAACGAAGAAAACATTAATAAACAAATTAAAGCATTAAAGGGCGAAAAAATGCGTCTTGAGTTAGCAGCTAATAAAACTGAAGAAGAAAAAAGACAAAAGCAATTACAACAAAAACTAGAAGAAGAAAAAGAAATAAAAAAGATTAAAGAAAAAGCTATAATTTCATTGCGTGAATTAGAAGAAAAAACAATTAATGACTTAGCCGATTTAAGAGAAAAACAAATAAAACGAGCACTTGATTTAGAACGTCAATTCGCAGATCAGCGCTTAAAAGTTGAACGTGAAATACAAGATATCAGGCAAGAACGAGTTTATATACAAGAGGATATGGAATATTTAAAAGAGATTAAAAAATTAAGGGATCTTGGACTAAGCACTGCAGGTCTTGAGGCTGGCCAAAAAACAAAAGAATTATTACGCGATTTTGATAGAGAAAGAATAAAAATACAACGTGAAAGCGAAGATGATAATCAACAACGTCAAAGAACATTAGAAGCATTCAAAAAAACAAATGCGGACGAAATTGGAAAGATACAACTTGATTATACAAGAAAAAGTTCTGATATTTTGCAAAAAACAGGAGACCAATTAAAGAAATCAATGGGAGAAGGGGCGAAAGATTTAAAAAAAGGAGCAGAAAGTTTTAAAGATATTGTACAAAATCATGTACTAATTTATATTAGAAGAATGTTTGGATACCCAGCAAAAAAACCTGATGATGATGCACGACCATCAATACCCAATTTACCACCTCCTACAAGATCAATACCATTTAGCCAACAAATAGATGCTCCATCTACTTCCAGACCAATACCATTAGCAAATAGTCGCGCTGCTGGAGTGGGTATGATTATTCCTGAAAGCATGACTAAGCCGCAAACATATAGACAGCAAATAAATGTCATACCTTATAAAGGTGTAGAATCTGAAGCTGACAAATATGAAAAAGCAAAACAAGTAAAACAAAAAGAAAACTTACAATTTGTTTTAGAAAAGGAGCTAAAAGTACTCGAAAACCGACTAAGCGAAATAAATAAACCATTACAAGATCAGAAAAAATTATACGAAGATCAAAAAAAAGACATAGAAAGAATAACACAATTAATTCGTAGCGGCGTAACTCCTTCATTGGCCGAACAGTATTTGCAAATTGAAAAAATAGGAGCAGCTCGGAAAGACGAACTGAAAAAACTGCTAGAAATAATAAATAGTAATGACTACTTGAAGAAATTTGAAGAAGAAGACTTAGATGCCCTAGACCTAAAAAGACAGGAGTTGGAAAAGGAAATTTCACAAAATGACAAGCTACTAGATAGATATAAAGCACAAGGCGCAGAAGTTGAAAAACTAAAAACAAGCTCAGCTTCAATTAAGGAATTATGGAATGGAATTTCTGAAACTATAGGCAGAGGAGTCGGTCAAGCAATTGATCTATTAATAAAAGGGACAGATGATTTAAAAACTTCTTTGCAAAATATTGCATCTGGCATTTTAAAAGATATTGCAAATCAAATTTCTAGTTTATTTATAGTGCAACCCATTGTTGCTGGTTTAAAAAGCTTGTTCCCGTTTGCTGCTGGCGGGGTTATGACATCGCAAGGGCCAATGCCGTTAAAGCGTTATGGAGTAGGTGGTATAGCCAATAGCCCACAACTTGCTATTTATGGTGAGGGACGAATGCCTGAAGCATATGTGCCGTTACCTGATGGACGTCGCATACCAGTAGCCATGCAAGGTGGCAGTATCGGCACTACTAATGTTATTGTTAATGTAGATGCAAGTGGCACTAGCATTCAAGGCAATGCCCCACGTGGCGACCAATTAGGCAAAGCCCTTAGCGCTGCCGTGCAAGTTGAACTTGTCAAACAACGTAGACCTGGAGGACTATTAGCCTAATGCCAACATTTACATACGTATCAGATTTTGGTGCTGCGGTTAGCAGTAAGCCATCAGTAACAGTAGTAAAATTTGGTGATGGTTACGAAAAACGACAAGCATTTGGCATTAATCAAAATTTAAAAAGTTGGTCTTTAACATTTAACAATCGAACTAATGCTGATGCAGACTCAATTGAATCATTTCTTAACGCAAGAGCTGGTGTTGAGTCATTTGATTGGACACCACCTTCAGGAGGCGGAACTAAATGGGTATGTCGTGAATGGAGTAGGACATTAGAAAATTATAATAATAATTCAGTCCAAGCAACATTTGAGCAGGTAGCAGAACCATGAGCGTACCAGTATCTGAATTACAAAAGCTGGCACCATCAGCAATTATTGAATTATTTGAAATTCACCTTGTTACCGCTATACATGGTGCTAATACAATATTTAGATTTCATTCTGGTACTAATGAAATAAATAATGCCAATATCATATGGGCCGGGAATACTTATATTGCATTTCCAGTTGAGGTTACTGGTTTTGAATATAACGGTAACGGACAACTGCCAAGACCAACATTACGGGTAAGTAATGCACTGCGATATGTAACAAGTATATTATTGGCGATAAATGAAACAACTGCAGGTAATGATTTAAATGGTGCTAAATTTATTAGAATACGTACATTAGCTCGTTATCTTGATGCTGCTAATTTTGCAGGAGGGAATGCAAATGCTGATCCAAATGCTGAATTCCCTAAAGAAATTTTTTATTTAGATCGTAAAACAACAGAATCTCGTGCTTTTGTCGAATGGGAGTTAGTAGCAGCATTTGATTTAGTTGGTGTACGTGCCCCTAAACGCCAATGCATTGCTAATTTATGCCAATGGGTATATCGTTCAACTGAATGCAGTTATACAGCAGCGGTATTTTTTGATGCTAATGATAATCCAGTCGGTTCTGCTGCTTCTGATGTATGCGGCAAACGTTTAACCAGTTGCGCTACTAGATTTGGTGTTAATGCTCAATTACCATTTGGATCATTTCCTGGCGTAGGTTTATTTGCGCAATGACATGGCGCAAGGCAGCTATTAACCATGCAAAGCTTATGGCACCAAATGAATCTTGCGGATTACTTATTGATGATGCTGGTGATACGGTATATTGCGCTTGCCGTAATATTGCAGAAGATACTGGGCATTTTATTATCCATCCAGGTGACTGGGCAGAAGTAGAAGATAAAGCAGATATTATTGCGATAGTACATAGCCACCCAAATCAATCACCGGAACCAAGTGCTATGGATCGGCAATTCTGCGAACGTACCAAATTGCCATGGCATATTGTTAATACTGCTAATGGTAACTGGTGTAAATGCTTGCCATTAATAGGACGGCAATGGGTATGGGCGATTAGCGATTGCTGGACATTAGTGCATGATTGGTATGCGTTACATGGTTTGGTACTACCTGATTGGGAGCGGCCAGCGCTAAAAGAATTTGAAGCGCAGCCATTATTTGATACCTTATGGGAATCAGCTGGATTTTATGAATTACGTGATGATGTATTGCTCCAGCCTGGCGATGCATTATTAATGCGGATAGGCGATCAACAATTAAACCACGTTGGTGTATTTATAGGTAATGGGATGATGCTGCATCATTTGCGTGATCAACTAAGCACAAGAGACTATTGTAGGCCAGGGTTGACAGGTCGTAGATTACGGCATGCCGATGCAGATAAACTATTAGTAGGAGATGGCTGGTGATGCTACGAGAAATTCGGGTTTATGGTGAATTAGCTAAATTCATGGGTGTGAAGTCTTTTATGGCTGAAGCCCGTGATGTAGGAGAAGCTGTTCGATATTTATTAGTAAATTTTGCAGGTTTAGAAGCCCATATGGTACAATATGATTATCGGATATTAGTTGGCGGATATAGCATTAGCGAAGAAGAAATTAGTTATCCTATAGGTGGAAATATTATTCGTATAATTCCTGTTGTAGCAGGCGCTGGTGGTAAAAATAGTGCTGTAGGACGGATATTAGCTGGCGTAGCAATTATTGGCTTGAGCATTTTATCAGCAGGCTTATTGTCTGGTTTTGCCTATGGCTTTGCTGGTGGTTTTGCTGGCCTTGGTACATTTGCTACTGTTGGCGTTGGTATTGGTGCTAGCCTTGCCTTAGGTGGTGTTGCGCAGATGCTTACACCAGTTCCACGTATCGCACCACCAGCAGCAATGAGTGGTTATTCACCTACTTATACAAGCCCAACAATGCGTGAATCAGAAATGGATCCACAAAAATCCTACAGTTTTAGTGGTATTCAAAATACATCTGTGCAAGGAACACCAGTTCCCATTATTTATGGTGAGACGGTTGTTGGCTCTGTTGTTATATCAGCCAATATATCAACATTAGAGGTAGTGTAATGCCTTCAGCCGCTGAAATAGCACTGGCAATGAACCTAAAAGGTTCAGCCCAAGCAACTTTTATATCACTACTAAAACAACAGGATCAAGCACAAGCGCAAGCTGAGGCTAATAGACCACGAACACCGACACGTACAGCAGATAGCTTAGCAAGTACGCAGTATGCAACATTTTTAGATTTACTGAGCGAAGGTGAAATTGAAGGATTTCCATCTGCAGCAGGACTAACGAAAGGCACAAGTGAATATAATATTGCAGCTTTAAAAGATATTTATCTAAACAAAACATCTATTTTAAGAGCTAGTGCTAATTTAAATAATGTGCAACCAGTTGATTATAATTTCCAAAACGTAACGATTGAGCCACGTTATGGTACGCAAGCGCAAACATACATTCAAGGTTATGGTGAAATTAGCGAGCCAATTAGCGTAAATTCAATTGTTGAGCAGGCGACACCAGTTATAAGAACAGTAAATGACGTAAATGTAAACGGTGTTATTATTACTATTGCAGTACCAGCATTACAAGAATTTAATACACAAGGTGATATATTAGGTGCTAGCTTTTCATTTACAATTGCACTTTCATATAATGGTGGCGCTTATACTACAATAGCAACTGAAACAGTTAGTGGTCGTACTGCTGATTCTTATCAACGTGATTATAGAGTTGATTTTACTACTGGATGGGTTGGTTCCGTAGCAATAAAATTAACAAGAATAACAGCCGATAGTGCCGATCCAGCTACTTTAGTTAATGCATTTCAATGGTCATATTATCAAGAGATTATTTATCAAAAACTTACATATCCTAATAGTGCAATTGTTGCAATTAAGTTTGATGCGCAGCAATTTACTTCATTACCAAGTCGTGCTTATCGCATACGTGGTATTAAGGTGCGAGTACCAACTGGAGTGACTGTAGATCAAACAAACGGTCGCATTATTTACCCTAATGGTTATACATTTAATGGTACATTAACAGCAGAGAATGCAAGAGTATGGACATCAGATCCAGCATGGATTTTATTTGATTTGCTTACTAATACTAGATATGGGTTTGGGCAACATATAACTGATTCACAACTTGATAAACCTGCTTTTTATGCTGCATCAGCTTATGCATCAGCTTTAGTATCAAATGGATTAGGCGGCACCGAACCACGTTTTAGTTGTAATGTACTAATTCAAAATCAAGATGATGCGTATAAGTTAATTAATGATTTATCAAGTGTAATGCGTGTTATGCCCTACTGGGCAACTGGTGCTTTAACGATTTCACAAGATGCACCAAAAGATGCATCATACCTATTTACAATGGCTAATGTAACAGAAGCTGGATTTAGCTATAGCGG